CAGGATAGTTTTTTATTTGAGTAAAGTAGGACACACTACCATTACTACGTCTTTCTACATCAGGGAAAGAAAACTGCCTACCTGAAGGTGTCGTAATCATATTAGTTTCTAAAGCTTCTTTAGCCAACTTGGAGTGCCATAATGAGACTCCTTTGTACTTGTCCGTGAAGTGTTTATAATATGTAGCCTGAGAAGGTGTCCTTCCAAACCCTGTTGCTCCGTAGAGGGGTGCAAAGGTATGAGCTTTCGCTTCTTGGCGAGAAGTTTTTTCACCAGCATCACTAATAACACTAGCAGTATAACTGTGAACGTCAAAACCATCTTTAATCTCCTTTATTGCTATTTCATCTTGTGATAAATAAGCGGCAGTTCTAAACTCCAACTGTGCAAAGTCAGCTTCTAGTATCTTGCCACCTTCCCAACGTGATACAAATACCTTCTTAACAGGAAACGTACCACCTCTAGGCATGTTCTGCATGTTAGGGTCTGCACCACTAAATCTACCTGTTGCAGTTCTGTGCTGTAATAGTCTCACATGAAGCTTGCCATCAGATTTAACATGAGTGCTAATACCTTCAACAAAAGATGATAAATAAGTATCTAATGCAGACAATCTTTGTAAGTCAGTCAAGAATTGAACAGCATCCGTTAAGTTATTCTTCTTAGCTACATTACGTAATATATCTAAGTATGCTTTGTTTGTTGTAAAACCATTTGCACTTATCCATTTAGCATTGGGTGCAGAAAACTTTAATCCTGCTACCACTCTCGTAGAATTAAATAAGTAGCCACTAGTATTACAATTACTACACCTGTTTGGCTTAGAGTATAAACTACCATCTTTCTTTACCTTTCTAATATAACCATCACCTTTACACACCATACATTTTACTGCTTCTGTTTTATAAACAATATTAGAATATTCTCTAACCTTATCTTTGTAATCTGTAGTGTCCATGTAAGGATAAAAGTTATTTGCCCACATAGCTTTATCTATAGGTTTCTTACTATATATAACCCAAGACATCTGTTCAGGACTGTTTAAATTAATAGGTGTATCTCCCATTAGATTACGCACTTGTTGAGTAAGTCTTTTTTCAATGTCTTGCTTTTCTTTTTCAAACTCAATTCTAACGTCATCTAATTTAGAAACATCTACTTTAAAACCTCTTTGATATATTCTACCTAATGTAACAGCAACTCTATTAGTTAGTACAACAGTATCCATGAGAGAACCATATTCTACAGTATTTAATTTCTTAAATATCTCATCCGATAATTGTTGTGTTGCATGCAAATCAGCAGATAAATAACTAGACAATTCATCAGCAGGTATCTCATCTACACCTACACCCTTCTTAAAATACTCTTTTAATGTATCTTGTTTCTGTGTCTCTAACTCGTATCTTTCAGCACATGCTTCAAGTGACAATGGTTGTTTGTTGCCACGTTGTAATACATACTCTCCTAACATAGTGTCAAAGACAGAGCCTTCGTATTTAAAGCCACACTCCCATAGCCACATTAAGTCGTGAACAATATTGTGTCCTATGAGTATAGTAGCACTATCTATTAACTCTTGTACACCTGTAAAGTCATCACGAAACAAATACTCTTTTCCTGTATCTGTTAGACAACCCACCATAACAAGTCTGTTTGTAGATTCAAATGGGTCAAGATGCATTTTACCATTACGATGCGTAACCGTATTTTCTACATCAAGTGTTAATTTCATTATCAAATATCCCCTCTTCTCTTTGTACTTGTGTGTGTTCAGCATGACAATTAGCACACAAAACTCTACACTTTCTTATTTCGTCTTTAATTTTTTTAAATCCACACGAACTCATTTTACTTACTTCTCTCAACTTTAATTTTACATCTAAATGGTCAAATTGTAAAGCATCACTACATTTTTTATATCCACATACTTGGCAACCAAAATAAAGCTTAACTCTTTTTACATATTTTTTAGTCTTTTTGACATGTTCTTTTTGTTGCTTTCGTCTACGTGAACGTACTTTAATCATAGTCTGCGGTGAGTTCCACATCTCATATACTTTATCTCCTCTTTTATAGTAATACATAAAAGTATATCCGTCTTCTCTTAACTCATAATGTTTAAGAGGTAAATTTAAATCCTCTGCTTCTTTCTTACTAAGGTACTTCATTTTTCTTTTACGTATTGGTATATGTGTCATACTTCATACCTTCCTATTTGATAATTTAAATTACAGTGAACGACACCATGCCACCCTGTAAGTTTATTCTTTACCACATTTAAATGCCTTTGTAAATCTTCTTCTGTATCGTCTTGTCTTGGTGGATTCTTAGCAATTAAAATCATCAAGTCTGCTTCTGCAGCTTTACCTGTACGACTACCTTCCATCATACTTTGATTAAGAAGCACCTTACCTTCTGCATCAGCAGATAACTGCGACATGTAAAACATAGCACATTGATGCTCTTTAGCAATCATACGAGCATGAACTGCATTTGCTTTCAATGCTTCATCGGTTCTAGCAAAACCTGCTGTACGTGCAAACTTATCTCCCATATCTAATATAACTATGTCAGGTTTGTATGCTTTACACACACTTTCAACCCAAGCCATATCACGACCTGTAGCATCCTTAATCTTTATATTCTTTTTAATTGGTTCATACAAGTCACGAGCCTTAGTAGGGTTTGCCTTTATCTCTCGCATGGTCATACCTGTAGATGCAGTTAAGTATCTCGCACCCACTCTATGACTACCTTCTTCGTTACACAAGATAATGCAACTTGCACCTTGCCTTGCTAGACCATCAGGTCCTGCTAACAAACTCGCATGGAAAGAAGTCTTACCTGTATTAGGTCTTGCTCCTATCTCAATCAAGTGTCCTGCATTGATACCCTCAACTTGCCTTGTTAAAGATGGCACGTTGAATGTCCATCTTGCTTCTAAATCGTTCTTTGCTAATAAAGTTTCTATATCCATGTCATCCCACTCCACGTTAAGGTTAGGTGTAAAATCATCTCCGTACATCTCAAGTATATGTCTTATAGGTTCTAAGCTTGAATGAGAACCATTGACATAATCAAATCCTATGTTGGCTATATCTTCACCAACTATTTGTTGAAACAACTTTGATAACACTTCTTGTGCTACGTCTGCACCTAGCGGTTGTTCATTCTTAATCTGTCTAAACAACGAACTATATGCTTGCTTCTGTGCCGTAGTCATTGATGGATTGTTAGACATAAACAATGCTTCAATCTCATCAGGTGTAACACTACGTTCATATCTACTCATGGCAGTATCAATAGCTTGTTTTATTTTTCTAGTGTCCTTACTAAATAATCTGTCAGGACATCTAGCTCCTCTATGGTCATCATAAAATGATTTATCCATGAGACTTCTTACTAATGCTAGTTCCATTTCTGTGTCTCCTTTGGGGTTAATAGTTTCAAATTATCTTCATCTTCTTTTACTCTGTACTTTATATCGTCTTTTAGTTTAAGTATCTTAACGTCACTTACGTATGTTCTCAACTCCTTCGCAAAAGATAGGGTCTTTGGTAATGCATCAGGGTCGAGTGCTATTATTGCAGTAGAGAATTGTGAAAGGAATCTTTTATGAGAATCTGTTAATGACGTGCCCAACACAGCTACCCCTACGTACACATCACTTCCCACAACGACTGCACTTACACAATCCTCGACTACGACTGCGATACTACCATAACCAAATGAATAAGGCAAGTCTGAGTTACCATAACGTTTCCACTTAGGTAATTTGTTATAGATTGACCTTCCTGTAGCATCAACAATCTTACCATCTTTCCTAATAGGAAAGACTACTCTACTTTCTTTTACATCATACAATAAATCAACTTCATCAATATCTAATTCCCATAACTCACAAAAATCCATAACCTCTCTTCTATACGAGTGAGGTACTATATAATCAGGCATCTCATACCTACTATCATCATTAGTTTGCTGTTTCTTTTGTATAGCACGTATCTCATCAACAGTTAGATGTACACGAGAACTACCTTTCGTACTACAACCTGCTTTGTAGCAGTTCCAAAGGAGTGAACCCATATTATTTGTTACAGAAAATGTTTTATACGATTTGCATAAAGGACAATTTAATCTTTTAGTCTCACCATTCTCTACATTTAAATGTATTACATATTCATATATATTAATCATAATATTATATTACTCCTTTGTGTCGGCATATAAAATGCTTTTACCATGTGTTTTATTTTCTGTCAACCCCCTACGAGTTTGCAATGCTAAGTTAGCACTCGTAAAGGTATTTTTCATATACGGTTTAACGGATTGTGGATTAGCATGTCCTGTAACAGACATTATATTACCCATAGATACACCTGCATCCACCATTTCAACTGTACCTGTTCTACGTAAGTCACTCAATCGTAGCTCCTTAGAAAGTCCAGCAGAGTCCATAACCTTTCTAGCTACTATGGGTAGCTTAGTAAGTGAATAAGGTACGTAAGACCCTTTGTAAGCTCTTGGGCGAGGTACTACATATTTTTGAAACCCATAATCGTCTTGTTGTTGATGTAGCATCTCTGCTAACTCATTTGATATAGGTAAAAAGACTTCTGCCCTACGTTTTGATTGCAATAAATACATTTTGTTCTCTTCTAAATCTATACTACTCCACTCAAGTACTCTCATATCGCCAATTCTTTGACACCATTCGTATGCCATGTGTGCAATCAATCCAATACTCCGTGTCTTAAAATCAGAGTAGGCAGTATCAAGAAACCTGATAACGTCTTTCTTAGACCAAACAACCTTACGATTGTTAGACACACGTTTCTTTATATTACTAAAAGGATTCGTGCCACAATGTTCCATATTTATTCCATAATTTAATAGTACTCTAGCTACAGACATAATATGATTAGCCATAGAGATACCTCTATCACACCATACATTGTATGCTAACTTAGCCATCTTTGTAGTCAAACTAGACAGTACGAGACTGCCTAGCTTTTGATTTTTTTGAACAGAGGTATTAGAAAACACATCTAAGAAATACTTATATTGTGCTTTAGTTTCTGCTCGTAAGTTATTGTATTCAAAGGATAAATAGTAATCCTGAATAAGAGTTTTTATTTTCATTTTAGGCAGCCATCAAGGATTTAAACTCAGGAGATGACACCCATTGTGATACCTTCTGCTCTCTTGCCCACATAGATTGTGCAACAGTATCCTTGCCTGTATTACGTAAGGTAAAACCATTTCTCTCATCTGCATAAGATGCATAGTTCGTGAAGGCAGAGTATAATGCGAACACATTCTTACCTCGCTTAGATATTTCTACACAGGTTAGTTCGTACATCTTCTTAGCTAGATTCTCTGACTTAATTATCTTCTCAAGCAAAGTCTTGCCATCTACGTTAAGAGGTGTATCAGCCATAGACTGTAGATAACTTTGTCTTGCATCAAAGGTACTCTTAGAGTTCTTGAGTTCCCATATGAAAGTATCTATGTTGAACCCTGACGTATTCTTCTTACGTACTGTGTCGTACTCTCCTGTAATCTGACCATTGGTACAGAAAGTATCTATAGCACCAAAGTGTACCTGATTAGAGCATGAACCATCTATGGCATGTAAGCCTATGATTCTCTCATTGATAACTGTCTGATGCTTAGAGGTAGTTATAGTATGTGATACATTAGGTAATGTAATATCTACTAGTGACCATGCATTGTTCCTAGCACTTCTCAAAGAAACCTTTGCACCATACAAATCTCTGAAGTCACGATTGTCTTGTATAACATCTTCCATAGCATCAAAAAATGTAGGATGTGATGCACACTTGAATCCACTGCCGACAATACCCATGTATTCTCCTGTGTCTTCTCTGACTACGTACTTGTGGTCTTTCATTTTAGTTGGCTCGTAAGCTACTTTGAAATCTAAGTTAGCATCTAATTTAATTAACTTGTCTTGTACTATATCTAATGGCATATTGTATTCTCCTTTTTTAGTTGCGTTCCCAAGTTGGGAATCATTAATAATTGTGTTGTATAAGATATTGAAATAAATGTCAAGTTATACTACACCTCTCTTGCTACTTCATTTAGTTGTTCGCACAACATTTTTATTATATTTGAATGGTACGTTGTGCAACCATCCTTACCTGTCAGCATCATAAATGCATTAGATATCTGTTCTAGTTTAACTCTTTCGTCTGATTTTTGTACCTTTGTACCTTCCGTTAAATTTATTGTAGCCATTGTTATTCTCCTTTCTGTTATAAACATTTACAAAATGTATTGATGATAGCCATTGCCATGACGTATGAGATATATAATAATATAACACCACCAAAGCAAATGGTAAACAATTTACTTAACATCAATATATATTCTCAAATGAGTTGACTCATCTCTACTTTGACCATATTCAGTAGCACCTGTACCCCTTAACTCAGGCTTGATGTGTTGTCCACGTACTCGCATCTTGTATGTCTTCTTGTTGAAATACTTCTTCATATTGTCAACAAACTCTTGACCATCTGTGTCATTAGGTATCTCGCTGAACACATAGCCACATCCTTTAGGTTGGCTGTTGTAGTATGTGTTTTTCCAATACTCTGCCGATTCCTCTTTCTCCTCAATGGTACTAAGAAGATTTGTTATTTTAGAGGACAATGCTAAGACTTTATCTTCTTGCTCTTGCAAGTTCTTCTTATATATCTTATCATTCTTTTCAACAACTTTATCATAGAACCTAGCTAGGTCTATGTCCTTACCATCTTGTGTATCAGTCCTAACATCCTCATCATTCTGTTTAACAAATGCTCTGACCATGTGCTGAAAGTCCATATGCGATATAGGTATGTACCTATCCTCTGCTTCCGAATAGTAATCCTTGTGACCCAAGTCATACATATCATCTGCTAATTTACCTGTGCTTGTTGTTGCTCCCAACATCTGTACTACTCTGTGTATTTTCATGCTACTTCTCCTTCTAGCCATTGTGGTTTATTTGTATACTTATACCTTGCAAATCTTAGTTTGTCAACTTTGTAAAACTTTCTATATGCTTCAATAGGAAAGTTCTCATCTGTCTTCAAATCATCATGCCCACTAAAACATTGTGGGTGTGGTGTTAAAAAGTTCTTCCAATCAGGTACAAACTTTCTACCTTCC